GCAAAGATGGAGGACTTAATGAGAAGGGACGAAAGTCTTACGAGAGAGAAAATCCTGGCAGCGACCTTAAAGCTCCAAGCAAGAAGGTTGGAAATCCCCGCAGGGCATCCTTCTGCGCTAGGATGAAGGGTATGAAGAAAAAATTAACCTCTAAGAAAACTGCTAGAGACCCTGATTCTAGAATCAACAAATCACTGAGAGCTTGGAACTGTTAGTATGACTGTTTATCATGTTGAAAATCCTACTGGATTGGATGCCACAATAACATTAAGTGGAGTTACCAGTGGCGAAATGATTACTAAAGTAATTCCTGCTGGACAAACTACTGAAGTCATGAAAGAAGATGATTTTGCTATTATCAACAATAACGAAAATTTAATTTTTACTGAAATTACATGAGCACCAACCAAATATATAAAGGTTCGCCTAATCTAAAAGCGGCGAATGTTGAAATGCAATTTACTCCCGAACAAATTCAGGAGTGGTTGAAGTGTGCTCAAAATCCAGTTTACTTTACTAGAAATTATATCAAAATTGTTTCTCTGGACGAAGGTCTTGTTCCGTTTAAAATGTGGGACTTCCAAGAGGACATGATTAACAGGTTCCACACGAACCGATTTAACATTGCTAAACTACCACGACAGACAGGTAAGTCCACTACGGTGGTATCTTACCTGTTACATTATGCTATCTTCAATGATAACGTAAACATTGGTATTCTGGCAAACAAACTTACTACGTCCAGGGAACTCTTGGGCAGGTTACAACTTGCCTATGAGAATCTTCCTAAGTGGATGCAACAAGGTATTGTGTCATGGAACAAAGGATCTCTAGAACTGGAGAATGGTTCTAAGATCATGGCAGCATCTACCTCCAGTTCTGCTGTCCGAGGTATGTCATTCAACATCATCTTCTTGGACGAATTTGCGTTCGTTCCAACTCATATCGCAGAACAGTTCTTCTCCTCTGTATATCCTACCATCTCGTCTGGTAAGTCTACGAAGGTTATTATCATCTCCACGCCAAATGGAATGAACATGTTCTATAAACTTTGGCATGATGCTGAGAGAAAGAAAAATGAATATATCACCACAGAAGTCCACTGGTCTCAGGTTCCTGGTAGAGACGCTAAGTGGAAAGAACAAACAATTGCAAACACATCATTACGACAGTTCACACAGGAATTTGAGTGTGAATTTCTTGGATCAGTTGATACTCTTATTGCTGCGAGCAAACTTCGCACTATGGTTTATGAAGATCCTATTTCTAATAATAACAAAGGTATGGTAGTCTATGAAGAACCTAAGAAAGAACATGACTACATTGTTACTGTTGACGTTGCCCGTGGTGTGGGCAGTGATTATAGTGCGTTTCTGGTTTTTGACATTACAAAATTTCCTTACAGGCTTGTAGCACGATACAGGAACAATGAGATTAAGGCAATCATGTTCCCGACTGTTATTACTGATGTAGCGAAAGCATATAACAGAGCATACGTTCTGACCGAAGTTAATGATATTGGAGATCAGGTAGCATCCATGATGCACTTTGATCTGGAGTATGATCATATTCTTATGTGTGCCATGAGAGGACGTGCTGGGCAGATCGTCGGCACAGGATTCTCTGGAAAGAAAACACAACTCGGTGTCAAGATGTCTAAGACCGTGAAGAAGGTTGGATGTCTGAACCTAAAGACTTTTATTGAGGATGATAAATTAATCATCCCAGACTATGAGACTATCGCAGAACTCACGACGTTCATTTCTAAACGTGATTCGTTTGAGGCAGAGGAAGGATGTCACGATGACCTTGCGATGTGTCTCGTAATCTTCTGTTGGTTAGCAGTACAAGATTACTTTAAAGAAATGACAGACAATGATGTCCGTCAGAGAATCTATGATGAACAGAAGAATCAAATTGAACAGGATATGGCACCATTTGGTTTTATCTCCGATGGTCTAGAAGATCAGGAAAGTTTTGTGGATGAGTCTGGTGATCGTTGGTTCTTGGATGAATATGGCGATGTATCTTCAGAGTTTACTTACATGGGGTCTTATCTATAATGGATTTTGAAGAGGAGTTTGAACTAGAACATCTCCTTTTCAAAGAAAGAAGGTGTAGATCTTGTGGTGTAAAAAAAGATTTATCAACGGACTTTTATAAGATACGAAAGGGTAGACCGACAGTATCATCATACTCTTATGAGTGTAAGGAATGCACTATTCACAGAGTTTCTAATGCAAGAAAAAACGATTCTAAGAGATGGGAATACCCAGACTGGTAGTGTGTTCATGCATTGTTTCCCCGCGAGAAACAGTGAAAATAATAAATAAGTTTAGATAAAATCTGAACTTTAAGGGGTAAAAGATGGCAACACAAGTATCGCCTGGAATTGTCGTTCAGGAAAGAGATTTTACCAATTCTCGTATCCAAGAAACAATTACTAATATTGGCGCTATCGCTGGTCCTTTCGTCAAGGGCGAAGTAGGAGTAGCAAAACTGATCACCAGTGAGAAAGAACTGGTTGAAACTTTCGGCAAACCAACCGATGATAACTACGAATCCTGGTATACCGCTTCCGAGTTTCTTAACTACGGTGGCAATCTTCAGGTAGCTAGAAGCACTGAGACCAACGCTGCATTCTTGACAAATGCTAACAGCGGATCAGTTGCTGGTGTTCGTGTTAACAGCGAAGAAGATTACGAAGCAAATATTGAAGGAACCGTACAATCCTACGATTTCCTTGCTAAGAACCCAGGAACTTGGGGCAATGCTCTGAAGGTTATCACCATTGATGCTGGTGCTGACCAAATCCTGACACTCGCTAGCGGCGTTGCATTCACCAAGGGTGATGCTGTTACCGACGGAACCGCAACTGGAATTGCTTACGAGGATAACACTGGCGACACCACAAAGGTCGCTGTTGTTCTTGATCCTGCTTCTGTAAGATTTAGCAGTGGCGGAACTGTCAGTGGCGTTGCTGTTAACAGCACCGTAGATTGGTACGATCAGCAGGAAGCAACAACTGGTATTCTCTGGAATGCAATCGCTCCACGTCCTGGTACTTCACCACACGTTGCTTCTAAGGGCGGTAGCAATGACGAGATGCACGTCGTAGTTATTGATGACACTGGAGCAATCACTGGTGTTGCCAATTCAATCATTGAGAAAATTCTCTATGTATCAAAGGCATCTGATGGTAAAACAACCGAAGGAGAATCTAACTTCTATAAAGATGTAGTTAGAGATCGTTCCAAGTACATCTATGTAACTGCTTACGAAACTACTTCTGTTTATAGCGAAGGCGGTCTTGTAGAAATTACTGCTAACAGCAATTCTACTTCAGACTTCTCATTCCTTGGACCTAAGTCTTATTCATTCGCTGCTGGTACTGATTACGAAACATATGATGTAGACGACACCACTCAGACTTATCTGGATGTTTTCTCCGATTCAGAGACAATTCGTATTGATTACGTTCTTCCTGGTCCATGTAGTCTTGCTAAAGCAAACTCACTGATCAACATTTCTACAAATCGTAAGGATTGTATCACATTCATTTCTCCAAAGAGAACTGATGTTATTGGTAGCGATGCTTCAACTTCGGCTAAACAAAAAGAAAACGTAGTTGAGTTCTTTGAGTCAATCAGCGATAGTTCTTCCTACGCTGTATTTGATTCTAACTACAAGTACATCTACGACAGATTCAATGACACCTATCGTTGGATCCCATGTAACGCTGACGTTGCTGGTCTTTGTGTTAACACAACTTCTGTTGCTGAAGCATGGTTCTCCCCCGCTGGTTTCAACAGAGGCAACCTGAGAAATGCAATCAAGATTGCTTTCAACCCAACTAAACAGCAGAGAGATGAACTCTATGCTAAGAGAGTTAACCCAATCGCTTCGTTCCCTGGTCAGGGCATCGTTCTGTTTGGTGATAAAACTGCTCTTCGTAGTCCTTCCGCTTTTGACAGAATCAACGTTCGCCGTTTGTTCCTCATCATTGAGAGATCAATTTCAGAATTCTCAAGAAGTGTTCTGTTTGAACTGAATGACGAGTCAACTAGAAATAACTTCACCACTCAGGTTGATAATTTCTTACGCGACATTCAAGCAAGAAGAGGTATGACTGACTTCCTCGTAGTTGCTGATGAGTCAAACAACACTCCAGATGTTATTGATAGAAGTGAGTTTGTTGCTGACATCTTCGTTAAACCATCTCGCTCCATTAACTTCATCACCCTAACATTCGTTGCCACCCGCACAGGTGTTTCCTTTGATGAAGTCATCGGCAGAGTTTGATCATAGAATAAATACTAACATAAGGAGATAAACTAACAATGGCAAGTTTAACTGCATTTAAGGGAAAAATTGGGTATGGTGTGCGCCCCAATTTATTCATGGTCAGTATTCCTTCTTTGGAATCTGCTCCCACTGCTATCGCTGACGCTGCTAAAGCAAAAGGACAGGAATTTAAATTCCTCTGTCGTTCAGCTGGTCTTCCAGCTTCTTCAATCGGCACAGTTGAAGTTCCTTTCCGTGGTCGTGTAATCAAACTTCCTGGAGACAGAACGTTTGAATCATGGACTGTCACCGTCATGCTTGACGAGGACTTCAAAATTAGAGCGTTCTTTGAGAAGTGGTTGGATTCACTTAACAGACACTCTGATGGTGCTGGTTATACTTCAGGATTTGCTTCCACTCTTCAAGTTGAGCAACTTAAGAGAGGAACAAACACTGGAGACAATGATGACAGAAAACCATTTGATACTGTATTGAGAAAGTATACTTTCCAGAATGCTTTCCCATCAAACGTTTCTCAGATTGATCTGTCATACGATAACAACAATAGCATCGCTGAGTATACTGTTGAATTCCAGTATGACTGGTGGGAATCCACAGGTGGTAATGCTACCGCTGACATTGGTGCCTCTAGCGGAATCTGATAAATAACTACAGTAAACGTAGTTAACCTTATACAATGGCGGAGTTGTTTGGATTTTCCTTAGATAAGGATAATCAAAAGAAAAAGAAGCAGCAGGGGTTAATCTCCCCTGTTGCTCCTAATAATGACGATGGGACCGTGACGATCTCCGCTGGGGGTTATTACGGTCAATATGTTGACATGGAGGGAGTCTCCAGAAATGAGTTTGAGCAGATCCGAAAGTATCGTGAAGTCTCATTACATCCTGAAGTTGACTCCGCAATTGATGAAGTAGTCAACGAAGCAATCGTTGCAGATGGTGATGATTCACCAGTAGAAATTGAACTCTCTAATCTTGAGCAGAGCGAGTCAATCAAGAAGAGAATCAGAGAAGAATTTAACGAGATCAAACGCTTACTGCAGTTTGATAAGAAGTGCTATCATATTTTCAGACGTTGGTATATTGATGGAAGACTTTATTATCATAAAGTAATTGATGTAAATAAACCCACCGAAGGCATTCAGGAACTTCGCTACATTGATCCACTAAAGATCAAAAAGATGCGCGAGGTTAAAAAGAAACCTGCTCCTGGACAGGGAGATGCTGCAAAATTAAATTACGGTGAGGTTAATGAGTACTATCTCTACAATCCAAAAGGAGTATTTAATCATAAAGCAGCGGTTAGTCTTGCAGGGAACGATCAACTCGGTGTGAAGATTGCACCAGATGCGATCACGTTCTGCACGTCAGGACTGATGGACATGAATCAAAATCTGCCATTGTCTTATCTTCATAAGGCATTGAAGGCAGTCAATCAATTAAGAATGATTGAAGATTCACTTGTTATCTATAGATTGTCCCGCGCACCAGAGCGTAGAATTTTCTACATTGATGTCGGTAATCTTCCTAAAGTTAAAGCAGAACAATATCTGCGTGAGGTCATGTCTCGCTATAGAAATAAGTTAGTCTATGATGCTAACACTGGTGAGATTCGTGACGACAAAAAGTTCATGAGTATGCTGGAAGACTTCTGGTTACCTCGCCGTGAAGGTGGCAGAGGAACTGAGATCACTACACTTCCTGGTGCTCAGAATCTTGGAGAACTGAAGGACGTTGAATACTTCCTGAAGAAACTTTATAAATCGCTAAATCTCCCACCATCTCGCGTGGGCGAGGAAAAGGGATTTAGTCTTGGACGCTCCAATGAGATCCTGCGTGATGAACTTAAGTTCATCAAGTTTGTCGGCAGACTCCGTAAGCAGTTCTCACATCTCTTCAATGATATGTTGAAGACTCAGTTAATTCTCAAAGGTGTCATCACTACAGATGACTGGGAAATGATGGAGCAGCATATTCAATATGACTATCTCTTTGATAACCATTTCACTGAACTCAAAGAGATTGAGATGATCGGTGAGAGATTAAACCTTGTAGAAAGAATGCAACCTTTCTTGGGTGTTTACTACTCCAATGATCATATCAAACGTCAGATCCTACAACAAAAAGAATCGGAGATTGAAGAGATCCGCATTCAAATTGATAAGGAGAAGAAGTCTGGTGAACTCATGGATACTCCAGTCATGCCAGTGGAAGATCCCAATGCTCCAGTTCCACCAGCAGGTGGTCCAGTTGACACGTCAACAAAACCTCCTATGAAAGCGCAGACTTCTAAAGAGATTGAAAACTAAATAATACTATAAATTAATTTTCCATTATGACTGTTACTAAAGAATTGATTGATAAAATTGTCAACGGAAACAATTCTGTTGCTTCAGATGAAGTGATTGATATGCTCTATGCAAAAGCATCAGAGCAATTAGATGCTTACAAAAAAGAGTATGCTGCTCAACTGATGAATCCTGTTGAGGAAGAGGAACCTCAAGTTGGTGATCCCAACATTGATGCTCCTCAACCCGAAGGATCTGCAGAGCAAGAGATTGAAGATCCAACCACCGAACCCGAAGAAGAACAATGAAACTTATCGTAGAGCACATTGAAGATATTAAACTTCTCACTGAGGAGAAGGATGGAAAAGAGTATACATATATTCAGGGAGTATTCCTCCAAGGCGATATCAAGAATCGCAACGGAAGAGTATATCCCATGCCTGTTCTTCAGCGCGAAGTAACTAACTACAACGAAAATTTCGTTCAAAAGTCTCGTGCTCTTGGTGAACTCGGTCATCCCGATGGTCCTACCATCAACCTTGATCGTGTTTCACATAAGATTGTTGAACTTTATCAAGATGGTTCTAACTATGTTGGTAAGGCAAAACTTCTTGAAACCCCAATGGGTCAAATTGCGAAGAATCTTCTTCGTGAAGGAGTTCAACTCGGAGTTTCTTCAAGAGGTGTCGGTAGTTTAGAATCTAAAGGTGGTTCTAACTATGTCCGTGACGACTTCATGCTTACAACTGCTGCTGATATTGTAGCAGATCCTTCTGCTCCTGATGCTTTTGTCAACGGAATCATGGAAGGAAAAGAATGGATTTGGAACAATGGAGCATTTAAAGAAGCAGAACTCCAACAAGTAAAAAAAGATTTAGAAAGAGTTTCACGCGGAGAACTTGAGGGTAAAATCCTTGAGGGATTTGAGAGACTGCTTTCTAACTTATAATTTTAATAAATAAGTAATAGAAAATCAAAAGTATCCAGTACGGGGTTATTTTACATGGCTAATTCGTTAAACGAGAAATTTGAAGACTTTGCATCAGAAAACTTTGATGCAGAGACCGTTACAGAAATGAAAAATGCTGTCAACGCTGGTGCCGCACCAGCAGAAGGTTCACATCTTCCCGCTGCACAGGGTGCCGACGTTGCCGTTGCTAACGTTGAGCCCATGTCTGCTGGCACATCTGCTGAGTATTCAGGTAAGTTTGAAAACTCAGGTGCCAAAGCTGCTGCTCCAGTTAAAAAGTCTAAGACTGCAGTTAACTCGGGCGAAGGCAAGCAAGATCCTATGCCTAAATTAGAAGGCGGTAAGGATATGTCTGGCAAGAGTGTCAGCCGTGGTGGCGGGGACGCAATGCCTAAATTGAGCAAGGAAGAACTTGATGTTACTGATGACATCAATGCCCTCGTCAATGGCGAGGAACTTTCCGAAGAGTTCAAAGAAAAGGCAACAACAATTTTCACCGCTGCTGTTTCTTCTAAAATTGATGAAGAAACCAAGCGTCTGGAAGAAAGTTATGCTGCTCAGTTGAATGAGCAAATTGATGTGATCAAGGAAGAAATGTCAACTAAGGTTGATGCTTTCTTGAACTATGTTGTAGAACAATGGATTAGTGATAACAAGCTCGCAATCAACGAAGGTATTCGCACCGAGATTGCTGAGTCATTTATGTCTGCTCTTAAGGGTGTGTTCACTGAACACTACATGGACATCCCAGAAGAGAAGTACGATATGGTTGAGGGGATGAGCGAAAAATTAGATGAAATGGAGACAAAACTCAACGAACAAATTGAAAAAAATGTTGAATTAAATTCTGCTCTCGGAGAATTCGTCAAGGAATCTATCGTTGCCGAAGTATCCAAGGGTCTCGCTGATACTCAGAAAGAAAAACTTTCCTCTCTTGCTGAGGGTGTAGAGTTTACTTCCGAAGAGTCATTCAAAGAGAAGATTGAAACTATTAAGGAAAACTATTTCCCTAAGACTTCAATCAATGAGAGCGTAGAGGAATCTGAGCCTGTTGCCGAAAAGGTAATCCCTGCTGGCATGGAGCAATATGTTTCCGCAATCTCACGCTACAGTAAGTGATCTAAATTATAAATAAGTTATAGTTCACACACATTAAATTTTTCCAAGGAGAATCCAATGTTCAATACCGAACAACTCCAGGAGAAGTGGGCACCTGTTCTGTCTCATGGCGATCTCCCCGAGATCAAAGATAGCTACAAGAAAGCCGTTACTTCTCAACTGCTGGAGAACCAAGAAAAATTCCTCCGCGAGGAGAGAATGCTGACCGAAGCGCCTACTAACGCTGGTCCTATCAATACACCTACAACTGGCGCTGGTAACGTCGCAGGTTTTGACCCCGTACTGATCTCACTGATCCGTCGCTCAATGCCTAATCTGATCGCCTATGACATCTGTGGCGTTCAGCCTATGAACGGTCCTACTGGACTGATCTTCGCCATGCGCTCCAAGTATGAGGGTCAGACAGGTTCTGAGACCTTCTACAACGAAGTTAACCAAGCATGGTCTGGTACTCCCTATAACAGCAGCACCAGCACTGGTGGTACTGCTCAGACAGGAACCAACCCCGCTGTTCTCAACGATGGTGGCACCTACGATTCCGACACTGGAATGTCCACCTCAACTGCTGAAGCTCTGGGCGAAGCTGCTACCAGCGTATTCCCAGAAATGGCATTCAGCATTGAGAAGATTGCTGTTACCGCTAAGAGCCGTGCTCTGAAAGCTGAGTACAGCATTGAACTCGCACAAGACCTGAAGGCAATTCATGGTCTGGATGCCGAGACTGAACTCGCCAACATCCTCTCTGCTGAGATCCTCACCGAAATCAACAGAGAAGTCGTCCGTACAGTCTTCCGTTCCGCTAAGCCTGGTGCTCAGCAGAACACTGCTGCTCAGGGTACTTTTGACCTTGACGTTGACTCCAACGGTCGCTGGAGCGTTGAGAAGTTCAAGGGTCTCCTCTTCCAGATTGAGCGTGAAATGAACGCCATCGCGAAAGAGACTCGTAGAGGAAAGGGCAACATGCTCGTCTGTTCTTCAGACGTTGCTTCTGCTCTGTCCATGGCAGGCGTCCTTGACTACAACCCTGCTCTCAACACAGGTCTGAACGTTGACGACACTGGCAGCACCTTCGTCGGTACTCTGAATGGTCGTATCCGCGTTTACATTGATCCTTATTCGGCACTGCCTTCCGAGGGTCAGAACGCTGCTCAGTTCTTTATCGCTGGTTACAAGGGTACTTCCCCTTACGATGCTGGTCTGTTCTATTGCCCATACGTTCCTCTGCAGATGGTTCGTGCAATCGGTCCTGACACCTTCCAGCCCAAGATCGGTTTCAAGACTCGCTATGGCATGGTACTCAATCCATTCGCCAAGGGTCTTACCGCTCTTACCGACTCCGATCCAGTCGCCGCTGGCAACCTCAGCACCAACGTCTACTACAGACGTGTCCGTGTTACCAACCTCATGTGATATCGCTTCACACAGGTCCTTACAGACCCCTCTCAGGAGGGGTCTTTTTTTTATCTAAATATTTAAAAACTTTATCCCATGGCACGCTCAACATCTTATCTGGGAAATATTGAAAATAGAAACTTTTTGGCACCACAGGGATTTAAATTATCTATCCTAAAGTTCCCAAAAGTTTCTTTTATCTGTCAAGCAGTAGACATTCCTGGAGTAAGTATTCCTGATATCGTAATCCCAACTCCGTTCAGGGATTATTCAATTGCTGGCACAGAAACAAATTTTGAAGATCTTACTGTAAGATTTTTAGTTGATGAGAACATGGAGAACTATACTTCTGTTCTCAAATGGTTGAAGAAAACTGGTCTTGCAGAAGGATATGATACAGATGCAGATCCGATTGAAACTCAAATTATATTAGAAATTTTGAATAGTAACTACAATGTTATCTGTACGGTTGAATATGATCATGCATTCCCAGTAGTGCTTTCAAAGCTAACCTTTGATGCTGCTGATACTGAAGTCAATTACATGACCGCAGATGTCACCTTTAAATATTCCATATATAGAATTAAGAATAAAGATGGGGATGTGATTGGTTAATGACCTTTGATGAAATTCAGGCGATGTGGGAGCAGGATTCAAAAATTGATCCTGTTGAACTTGACACTGCTGCTCTTAGTATTCCCACACTACATTCAAAATATTTAAGAATTTTCTCAGACTATAGATTCAAAAGAAAACAGGCACAAGGAAATCTCAAACAATTAACTCGTAGGAAGTTTGAGTATTACACAGGCAAAGCAGATCCAGAAGACTATAAGGACAATCCATTTAGTTTAAAACTTCTCAAATCAGACATTCCTATGTACATAGAGTCTGACCAAGAAGTAAAAGATTTACAACTAAAGATTGATATGTACGACATCATCATTGATTACTTAGAAGGAGTGATCAGGATGATCAACAATCGCTCGTATCAAATTAAGAACGCGATTGAATGGAAAACATTTATTGAAGGTGTGACCTAATGGCAGACATCAGTATCAAAAAGAAGAATGAAGTTTATTTGGAAGTAGACTGCGAACCTCATATTAAATATGAACTGTCGGAGTATTTTACTTTTGAAGTTCCTGAAGCAAAGTTCCTAAAGAAAAATCCTAGATACAAATATTGGGATGGGAAGATTCGTTTATTCAGTCCAGGCAATGGTCAACTTTATAATGGTCTACTTCATTATCTTTTTGAGTGGGCACAGGAGAGAGAATATACTTGTAAACTTTTAGATAACGAATTTTACGGCAAACCGACTGACAGAGATCCTGACATTACGCATGAGTCTGTCAGGGAATACATGAAGTTCTTAACTGAAGGAACTCCAATCAAACCTAGAGACTATCAGATTGATGCTGTATTTAATTCATTGAAGAATTATAGAAATATTGTTCTGTCTCCCACAGGGTCAGGAAAATCTTTTATGATCTATTCTCTGGTCAGGTACTTTACTGCTGCTAATCTAAAAACTCTTATTATTGTTCCTAGCATTTCATTGGTCACTCAGTTGTTCAATGACTTTAAAGATTATGGATGGGATGCAGAGGAATACTGCCACCAAGTATATGCTGGTGTAGAGAAGATGTCAACTATGCCTGTTGTAATTACTACATGGCAATCTATTCACAAACTTCCCAAGAAGTGCTTTGATTCTTATACTGCTGTAATTGGAGATGAGTGCCATACATTCAAAGCAAAATCTTTGACTGGTATTATGACTAAACTTCATGAGGCAAAGTATCGCATCGGTTTTACAGGAACTCTAGATGGAACTAAAACACATCGTCTAGTGTTGGAAGGGTTGTTTGGTTTGTCTAACAAAGTTATCAACACCAGTGAGTTGATGAAGAGGGGACAACTTAGTGATCTGAAAATTAAAATCCTTGCTCTCCGTCATGAAACGTATAGATTTGCGACATATCAAGATGAGATGGAATACATTGTAACACATGGCAAACGTAATGTATTCATCAAAAATCTTGTTCGTGATCTGAGTGGTAATACGTTGGTGCTATTCAACTATGTGGAGAAGCATGGGGAACCACTTTTTGATCTGATAAATAATACCATCGGGGATACCAGAAAGGTATTCTTTGTTCATGGTGGTGTAGAGGCATCTGAACGAGAAGAGATTAGAAAAATAGCAGAGTTAAATGATAACTGCGTTATCATTGCTTCCTACGGAACCTTCTCTACAGGTATTAATATCAAGAATTTGCATAACATTGTTTTTGCATCTCCCAGTAAGTCAAGAATTAGAAACTTACAGTCCATCGGCAGAGTGCTGAGAAAAGGAGAAAACAAATCAAAAGCAGTGCTATATGATATCGCTGATGATTTTTCCAAAGGAAGTTATAATAACTATACTCTGAATCATTTGAAAGAAAGAATTAAAGTATATAACGAAGAACAATTTAATTATGAAATAATTCCAGTAAATATCAAGAAATGACAGAGGATCAATTTTTTGCAACAATCAAATTAATAAGTGGTGATGAAATTATCTGTTTAGCAGAACCTTATGGCAATGGTATTATTACACACAAACCATTAATCATAGAGGACATGAGTATACTTGAAGAGTTCATGGATGATATTCAAGTAAAAGGTTTGAAATTGTCTAAATGGATTAAGTCGTCTACCGACGACACATTCTTTATTGAGATGGGTAAAATAATTACCATCAATGAATTACTTGAACCTGGACTGACTCACTACAAGAGAGCAGTTACTGATCTAGAAAATCATGAGAAAGAAAGATCACGACTCAATAGAAAACAAAAATATAAAGGACATCGCTCCTCTATTAAAGATGCTAGATCTAAATTTAATGAGTTATTTGATAACTATTGATTAATAGCTATTATTGATCTTTAACCCTGACAGAGTTAGTCTACACATGAAATCCAATGTTGTCAAGCTCTGAAAGTGTGTTATAATGGTTTTAACATAGAAAAAGAAAATGTATCAGAATGAGACACAAGAAAAAACCAGAACACTATGTAGATAATAAAGAATTCTTATCTGCTCTCACAGTTTATAAAAACAAAGTTGATAAGGCATTGGCAAACGAGGAACCTCGTCCTATGATATCTAATTATATCGGAGAGTGCTTTCTGAAGATCGCTACCCACTTATCTTACAAACCAAACTTTATTAACTATCCTTTTCGTGAGGATATGATCAGTGATGGTATTGAGAACTGCGTTCAGTACATCTATAATTTTGATCCTGATCGTGGTAATCCATTTGCATACTTCACTCAAATCATTTATTATGCATTCCTGAGAAGAATTCAGAAAGAGAAAAAACAATTGGATATCAAGAGTAAGATTCTTGAGAAATCTGGATTTGATGAAGTTCTCTATGCTGATAAAAATGAATTGAATTACTCATCTTCTGAGTACAATAGCATTAAACAAAACATTGAGCAGAAAACTAGAAAATGAAAATTGCCCTGATTACCGACACACATTATGGATTCAAGAAAGGCAATCAAGACTATCATAATTACTTTCTGAAGTTTTATAACAACGTCTTCTTTCCTACATTGAAGAAGAAAAAAATTAAGCACGTCATTCATCTGGGTGATGTGTTTGATATTCGTCGCAACATTGACTTCTGGAGTCTTGATTGGGCAAGAAAAAATATTTTCACCCCACTGGAAGACATGGGTGTTAATGTTGATTTGATGGTTGGTAATCATGATTCATTCTATAAGAATACATTAGAAATTAATTCTTTAGATTGTCTTCTCCAAGAATATTCAAACATTCGTCTCTACAGCGATCCTTCTGAAGTTACAGTAGGTGGACGTAAGATGGTATATCTTCCATGGATCTGTGATCAGAACGAACAGCAGACAATAGATCTATTAAAAGGAACTGATGCTAAGGTTGTCTTGGGACATCTGGAGATGGAAGGTTTCAAAACCAATCCAACTTATACATCTCAGCATGGTAGAAAGACAGATGAGTTTTCTAAGTTTGACTTGGTAATGTCTGGTCACTTTCACACCAAGAGTCAGAAAGGAAACATTACATATCTTGGTAATACATATCAGATGTATTGGAATGACTATGCAGATCAAAGAGGTTTTCATATCTTTGACACTGATACTCTTGAGTTAGAATTTATTGAAAATCCATATGAGATGTTCTATAAGATTTTCTATGATGACGTTAAAGATAAATCATTATTTGGTAGTGTTGACTTTGATGATTATAAAGATACAGCAGTCAAACTTGTTGTAGAAAACAAAACAGATTACACACTGTTTGATTATGTTGTCAACGGTCTTCAGGACGTAACTTTAGATCTTAAAATTATTGAGGACTTCTCTGCAGAGAATGAAGAAGATAGTGATATGGAATTGGAGCATGAGGATACTCTTACTATTCTAGAAAACTATGTTGATGAGATTACTACAAACTTAAATCCCACAAAGATTAAGGAGATCATGAAGTCTCTTTACATAGAGTCACTGGAGGTGGTATAATGTTTATCTTGTGCCTCGCAGGAAAGGAGAGTGAGGGTGCCTATTCACTACAAAACAACAACGAAAGAGTACTTCTCTTGTTTGAGGAGGAAGAAGATGCAGAAAGATTCTCTGGACTTTTGGAGGCAGAAGATTTCCCTCAACTGGTTATAGTAGAAGTTGATGCCGAACACATGGTTGAAATGTGTGAAAGTTCAGGTTATGCTTATACCATAGTTACTCCTGATGAATTGCTAATCCCCCCGTCCCATAATGAGTTATCATGATCCTGTTTAAAAAAATTCGTTATAAAAACTTTTTATCTTCAGGGAATAATTTTACACAAGTAAATCTAAACACACACCAGAGCAATATTATCGTTGGCACCAACGGAGCAGGTAAGAGCACCATCTTGGATGCTCTTACTTTTGTGCTGTTTAACAAACCATTTCGTAAGGTCAATAAACCACAACTGGTTAACTCTATCAATGGTAAAGATTGTAGAGTTGAAGTAGAGTTTAGTATTGGTAAGAAAGAATATAAAATTATCCGTGGCATGAAACCAAACCTCTTTGAGGTCTATGTTGATGATGTCATGTTGAATCAAGATGCTGCTAATTCTGATCAGCAGAAGTTTCTTGAGCAAAACATTCTTAAACTGAACTACAAATCATTTACACAGATTGTAGTTCTGGGGTCATCTACCTTTGTCCCCTTCATGCAATTACCTCTTGCTTCTCGTAGAGAAATCATTGAAGATCTCCTTGACATTCAGGTATTCTCTACCATGAATAATAATCTCAAGGATCGTATGAAGCAATTAAATGATGATATTCGCTTCACAGAAAAAGATCTTGATCTTGTCAACCACAGGATAGAGACTCAAGAATCTTTGATTAGAGAACTTGAGACGCAAAGTGACAATCGTATCAAAGAAAAGGAAACTAAGATCTCCTCCCTTTTGGAAGAAGAGAATAGCATCTTGAATCAAAACGGTACACTCAATCAGTATGTTTTGGATAAAACTGCTGACTTGGTGAACGAGAATAATTTTATAAAAAAGTATGATAACTTACGAAACTTTAAAATAAAGTTTAAAAATAAAATTAACAATCTTACCAAAGAAAATAAATTTTACGAAAGTAATAACTCATGTCCTACATGTAAACAAGATCTGGATGAGTCATTCAAACTTAAAAAGATTGAAACTAATCATAAGTCTTTGAAAGAGACTGAAGATGCATGGGGGAAACTGGAAGAAGAGATTGAGAAAGTAACCACTGAGATTTCTAAGTGCAATGAAATCAATAAAGATATTCAGGAAAAAAATTCAGAAGTTTCTAAGAACAACTCTTTGATTCGTAGAATTCAAAAACAAATCTTTGAGTTAGAATCAGAGATCTTAAAAATTCAAAAGAATAAAGACTCTGAATCTGATGAAAAAAATCAATTGCTGACTCTGCAAAAGACTAAGCAAGACTATGAAAAACTTCTCTCCGAACATAAAGAGAACAAAGATTATTATAGTGTCGCTGCCAACCTTCTGAAGGATACTGGTATCAAGACCAGAATTATCAAACGATACCTGCCTGTGATGAATAAGCACATCAATCAGTATCTTCAGCAGATGGACTTCTTTGTAAACTTTGCTCTCAGTGAGAGTTTTGAGGAAACTATTAAGTCTCGTTATCGGGATGATTTCAGTTACTCATCATTCTCTGAGGGAGAGAAGTCTCGTATTGACATTGCTCTCATGCTAACCTGGAGAGCAATCGCTAAACTCAAGAACAGTGTTGACACCAATCTGCTCGTTCTGGATGAAATCTTTGACAGTTCGCTTGACAGCACGGGCACTGATGAGTTATCATATATTCTGAGAAACTTCACCAAGGACGTTAACCTGTTTATTATTTCTCATCGCGAACACATGGTTGAAAAGTTTGACCGTGTACTTAAATTCAACAAAGTGAAAAATTTTAGTATTTTGGAGGAAACAGCAAATGGCGACTGAAGGCAAACCTCATCATTGGAAATATGATGAAGACCTTACGCTGAAAGAGATTCGTGAGTATCTGACTGGTACATACCATTCACACTATACTTCCGAAGAATCAAAGACCCAGACCTTGGATTTGATTGAGAGTATCGGTGACGCAGAACCATTCTGCAGATCTAATGCTATCAAGTATCTCTCTCGTTTTGGTAAGAAGAATGGAAAGTCTAAGATGGACATCCTAAAAGCAATTCACTATTGCGTTCTTCTGTATCACTTCTCTGGTCTTCACAAACCCTCTGGCGAACCTTATCCTCAATGATTATGAAACTGTCTGAAAATACTTTCCAAGTTCTTAAGAACTTCTCTAATATCAATAATTCTATTACCGTTAAATCTGGCAACACTCTTCGTACCGTCTCTGTTGCAGAGAATATTCTCGCTGTAGCAAAAGTACAAGAAGAGTTTCCTCAGGATTTTTCTATCTACGATCTGAATGAGTTTATCTCAGGTCTGTATATTCCCAGTATGAAGGACCCCGAGTTCTCGTTTGGTAATGACAAGTACGTTCAGATTAAAAAAGATAAGTTTTCTCTGAAGTATTTCTTTGCTGATCCTAGTCTGATCAAGCAAGCACCTGAGAACGATATCGCAATGGATGAGGATATCAAGTTTACTCTGAGTTCTGATAACCTTGAAACTCTTCAACGTGCTGCATCAGTCTATCAACTTCCTGATCTCACAGTGATTGGTGATGGAGAGAATATCATTGTGTCCGTTCGTGACAAAGAAAATGATACATCTAACGCTTTCTCTATCACTGTGGGCGAGACTGACGACGAGTTTGTTCTGAATCTTAAAGTTGAGAATGTCAGAATCATGAAAGGCGACTATGATGTCATCATGTCTAAGCGTCTTATCAGTAAGTTCATCAATAAGAAAATTCCATTGACGTATTGGATTGCACTTGAACCCGATTCAAATTAATTTATGAACATCTTTGTGACTTCCCCCAGTCCTCATCTGTCAGCACAAGTTTTACCAGACAAACATATCGTCAAAATGCCACTTGAGTGCTGTCAGATGTTGTCTATCATTTATTCTAAATGGTATTACAACTGGGGTCCGTTGCCTAAGAAAGATGGTGGATATTATGCTACTGCCAAAGGTGCGTTTCGTAATCACCCATGTACTATCTGGGCAGCACAAAATCATTACAACACTGCATGGTTGGTAACACATGGTCTAGCGTTGTGTGGCGAATACAAACGCCGCTATGATAAGATTCATTCTTGCAATGACACATTGTTCACTGCTAAGAAAATCTTTCATGCTAAATCACATCGCGCAATCACATGCTCCTCCATGGCAGATAACTTTGTACGAGCAATGCCCGATGAATACAAACTTGACACAAGCATTGACACTTTTACTGCTTACAAAATGTATATCGCATCCAAACCTTGGGTTGCATCTAATTATCTTCGTGACCCATCCAAAAAACCAGATTGGGTATGAAGTGGAATCTTAAAATAGATGATGATGGTGTTCTCACATTCCCCGATGATCTTCTAGAAGTTACTGGATGGGTTGAGGGTGATGTGTTAGAATGGATAGACCGTGGTGACGGTTCTTATGAGTTGAAAAAATTAATTGGTGATGAGCATGAATGAACAGTATCTGTGGGTTGAAAAGTATCGCCCACAAAAAATTGACGATTGTATCCTCCCCGAGAGTATCAAGCGTGATTTGAAACAGCAGGTTGCTGCTGGTGAGTTGAATAATCTTCTTCTTACTGGTCCTCCTGGTGTTGGTAAGACCACTGCCGCTAAGGCATTATGTAGTGAACTAGGACTATCTTATATTGTTATCAATGGATCTGACGAAGGACGATTTTTGGACACGGTACGGAACACAGCAAAAAGTTTTGCGACGACCGTCTCACTTCAAGGAAGTAAGCACAAGGTCATCATCATTGATGAGGCAGATAACACAGGCAACGACGTACAACTCCTCCTACGGAGTTCTATTGAGGCGTATCATAGCAACTGCCGATTCATCTTTACCTGCAACTACAAAAACAAAATCATTGATCCCATCCAGTCGCGATGCTCAGTCATTGATTTTGCCTACAAAGGAAAAGAAAAAGCAACAGTTGCTGGACAGTTCTTCAACCGTGTCAGGTCTATTCTTGAGGCAGAGAATGTACAATATGATCCGAAGGTTGTTGCAGAACTAATTCAGAATCACTTCCCTGACTGGCGTCGTGTACTGAATCAACTTCAGAAGTATGGCAATACTGGTAACATTGATACTGGTATCCTTACAGAGATTACTGATATTAATCTCAAAGAACTTACGAATGCTTTGAAGAACAAAGAGTTCAATGTTGTTCGTAAGTGGGTTGTGGCAAACCTGGATAACGATTTCAATATGGTTATTCATCGCATCTATGAAGCAATGTATGATGTTCTTACGCCCGCCACTATCCCAGCAGCAGTCTTGGTGATTGCTAAATATCAATATCAGGCGGCATTTGCTGCTGATCAGGAGATCAATCTTCTGGCATGTTTAACTGAAATTATGATGGAGTGTCAATTCAAATGAATGTAAAACTTATTCGTATGTCCTCTGGCGAGGATCTGGTTACAGAAGTTATTGAGTCTTCAGATGATTCAATCACTATTCGTAATGCTATCGTTGGCATTCCTACGCAGCAGGGAACTCTTACCTTTGTTGCATGGTCTCCTATGATTAGTAAAGAAGATAAAGATATTACTATCTCTTCTAAGTTTATTATCTATGTTGCTGAAGCAGCAGATGAAATCGTACAGCAGTACGAGCAAATGTATTCGCCTATTGCAACTCCAGACAAGAAGAAACTTATTCTTTGATGCGTAAAAAAACTACTCCTCAGAACGTACAAGAAGCACATGAAGGACTCTTCTATGCTTCTATGAATCTTCCCGCTGCTGCCGCTCACTGTGGCATGACAGAGAAAGAACTTAAAATGACCTTTTGGGAATACCTTAAATATCATGAACCAAACTATGAAGTCTCTCAAGACGCCGCTTAGATATCCTGGTGGTAAATCACGCGCCACTAAGTATCTTCTTCCACGATTCCCTGAGGATATCAAAGAGTATCGTGAAACATTTCTTGGTGGTGGCAGTGTTGCCATTGCATTCAGTAAAGCAAATCCAGACACTCCTGTGTGGGTGAATGATCTTTACGAACCACTGTATAACTTCTGGAGAGAACTTCAGGACAACGGTGATAAACTTTATCGTCGTTTGCAGGAACTGAAGTCTCGTTATCCTGATCAAGGATCTGCCCGTGGATTATTTTTAGAAGCAAAGGAGATTGTAAATGACTATTCCGTTTCCCCTCTATATCGCGCTTGTGCTTTCTACGTTATTAACAAGTGCTCTTTTTCTGGTCTCACTGAGTCCTCATCCTTTAGCAGGCAGGCATCTGACTCAAACTTCTCAATGTCAGGAATTGAAAAACTGAAGGGTTATAGTTACATTATTCGCAACTGGAAGATTACTAACTGGTCTTATGAAGGACTTCTTACTGATGATAAGAGTACTTTCATCTATCATGATCCTCCATATGACATTAAAGATAACCTCTATGGCAAGAAGGGAGATCTACACAAGCGGTTTGATCATGATCAGTTTGCTACTGACTGCGACCGTTACGTTTGTCCTCAATTAATCTCCTACAACTCCACTCAGATGGTCAAGGACCGCTTTGAAGGATGGATGGCATGTACTTATGATCTAACATATACCATGCGCTCTACAGGCGATTATATGAACGAACAGAAGGACCGAGCAGAATTACTACTATTCAATTATGAATAACTACGACGGACAACTTAGCGACGATGACATTCCATACATTGTGATGGAACTGGATGTCATTGATGTTCATCAAGTCTACCAGTCAGTGTCATATCATTTACAGCATTGGCCTGGTGGAGATCCTTATGAACAGGAGCGGTTGACTGCACTTAAAGATTTTTTCTACCGAATGGTTCTTGAATACAAATATCAAATATCATCTGATGAGCAAAACTGAATTGAAGCATTGGTTGAATTCTATCAACCACGAAAAGCAAAATATCATGACAGAAGAGAATAAGAATGAGTATCCACCATTCATTGTGAATCGCTGTCTCTCTGGGTTTATAGATACAATCATGGTGGCGAATGAAATGAACATCAGTCACTACCTAGATAAAAAATTACAATATGAATTTTTACTAAATATTGTCAGACCAAAACGGAGATTCTCTCCCTGGTTGAAGAAGGAGAAAATTACAGATCTGGATGCTGTGAAATCATACTATGGTTATAGTAATGAAAAAGCACGCTCTGCTCTTAGTATTCTTTCTGATGAACAGTTAAATGCTATTAAACAAAAATTGACTAGAGGTGGAAAACAATGACAACAGCGACTGATATTGAAGTAACTTGGGAACCCCATGATATGGTGGAGGTTACTTTGAGTGAGCCTGATGACTTTCTTAAAGTTCGTGAAACTCTGACCAGAATTGGTGTTGCTTCTCGGAAGGAAAAGAAACTGTATCAGTCCTGCCATATTCTTCATAAGCAGGGTAGATATTACATCGTTCACTTTAAAGAACTCTTTGCTCTTGACGGCAAACGTGCCAACCTGACGTTGAATGATGTTCAGCGTCGTAACCGTATCACGCAACTTCTGGTTGACTGGGAATTGATTACGGTTGTAAAACCTGAGGCGATTGAAGATGTATCTCCTCTCAATCAAATTAAAGTTATTGCTTACAAAGAAAAGTCCGAGTGGACACTGGAAGCAAAGTATAATATTGGTAAGAAGAAAGTAGTTGCCACAACCGAAGCATAAATAATTTTGTGCTTTTCGTGCGGCACACTCTACAATCGGAACACCCGCGACCCCGCAAGGGGTCTTTTTTTTATTTCAAGAAATCACCAGTTGATTTATAGAATCTCCAGTAATGTTGATACTCTCTCAATTGTGTGTAAGCGTATGTGATTACTTGAGAATGGCGTAAGAAGTTGTCATCATACTTGTCTGGATGAACAGAAGGCATGTGAAAGAAAATGCCAGGATAGAATGTTGCTGAATTATATTCAGGATCAATGGTGTGATATTTTTCCCACACAGAAGAGTTGTCAATTTCATCAGGATTCCAATCTATCTCTTCACCATCTTCATAGTATTCGCATAGTTCTCTGAAGAAATCATCAAACTCATGTTCATTTTGATTTCTAAATTCTTCCACAAAGTAAACTGGTTCATAGTCTTTCCAACGATAACTATAGAAGTCTGTTCCTGACGGAACATCTTCTGTCAACCAGATATTAAATCCAAGGTTGAAGTTATCAAAGTGTGGAGTCATACTTGCTCTGCTAGCATACATGTTCTTCCAATAAAAATTGCAATATGTTTCCCAGACAGGAACATGAAATTGTGGTTCTGGATTGCATGGAAATTTATTTCTCTGCAACATGGTGTGGAGATATTTGTATATTGGTTTCAAACTCTCATTCATAGTGATTGAGAAATAAAGTTGAATACCTGGAGAGTTTGATACTGTTTTAGTTAACAGAGGAAAGTTTTTAAAAAATTCTTTTACCGCAACAGGGTCCTTATAAAAATTTCTTAAGACTCCATATTTCAGTCCAGAAATTTTGTCAGTGTAAATTTTTTCTTCAATAGTTTCTGACAACTCAAATGTTTTTGAAATAGTTTCATCGTTGATAATATTGTAATCATGCAATAAATTCATTCTGGAAAACCCTATAGTTTAGTTCGGTGGACAGCACTTCACTTTTTTGTCGTGCTCTTATAAATTATATATGTCGCCTTCGGGGACACCAAAACACAAACTCGCTTATTTAAGGAGCTACTATAATGGTTAAGTACCACATCGCAGATATTGATCGTCTGTTAAATGACGCATCAAGATTCGGAATTGGAATGGATGAATGGATTCGTAGATTTGCATCAGTTCATGAGTCGGAACCAAACTATCCGCCACATAATTTAGTGAAAGAATCTAGCATTGAGTTTAGATTAGAACTTGCACTTGCTGGATACAGTAAGGATGACATCTCAGTATCAACTGAATCTAACAAACTTTTCGTTGAATGTAACAAACCAGATGAAGAAGATCCAGAGTATCTTCATAGAGGTATTGCAAAAAGATCTTTCACCTGGAGCAGAACTCTTTCAGATGATGTAGAAGTAACTGATGTTAGATTTGATAATGGCATGTTGACAATTAAATTAAAGAGAGTCATTCCTGAACATCAGAGAAAGAAAACTTATGAACTAAATAGTTATTGAATATCGTCGTCGCTACGCCACAGAGGGTCCTGGTCACAGTCAGGCAACCCTCTTTTTTGTGTCAATAAATAAATTGGACTTACATTTTCATTATGAATAAGTTAGATAAAAATAATAAACTTCATCTGATGAACTATCTTCTTCATGAAGTTGTTAGTGTTTTGAAGAAAAACAGCATAGATTATTATCTAGATTGTGGAACTCTGCTTGGTTGTATTAGAGACGGGCAGTTAATTGCTAATGATACTGATGTTGATGTCACGATTCATTTGTCTCAGTGGGATAAACTAAACGCAATTAATTTTGAGAGTTATAATTTAACTAGAACTAGGACTCGGGAATTGTTTCCAAATTTTATGGAAGGTAATTTGATCAGTGTTAAAACAGAATGGTCAGATTTATATTGTGACATTTATGCTAATCCAGCATTCCCTATATTAGTTCAGAAAGAAATGGCAGGACATACTTACAATGTTCCTCTTGAAAGTGAATTATATATTGAACAGTTATATGGAGAGGACTGGAAGACACCATCAGGAACACATG